CATCATCGCAACTGCTGGCAACATCGCAAATGTCCGCTTTGCTGCAGATGGCAACGTAACGGCCGCGTACTTCTTTGGCAACGGTTCTCAGTTGACTGGCGTTGTTGCTTCCGGCATTCAATCTATCGATGTCCGTGGAAACATTATAGGATCATATGCCAATGTTGCAAACATCATCGCAGTACAAGGGAACATTGGGAACGTCATGTTCTGGGGGGGAAATATTATGGCCAGCGGTAGTTTGGTGGCAAATACAGCAACCACGGTAAATTTAATGAACTTGATTTCCACAGGGGCGTCATATTCATCCTCGATTGTTAACCTTCAGACAACAAGAGATGCCAGTAGTCTATTTAACTTCATAAAATCCTCAACAAGTGATGGTACTGCAGATGTATTCACTGTCAACGGTCTTGGTAATGTTGGCACCAGCGGTGCTTTGACTATAAACACGGGAAATTTGTATATCGCTGCACCACTTGCCAACAACATCAATTCGGTATCGACTTCAGGGACATCATCGGGACACGGTCATATTTCTTGTGTCACCCGGGGGAACACGGTGTTCCGAGTGGACGTTGGCGGAACAATTACCGCTAATGTTCTCCAAAACGTAGAAGCTGCAAATCTGTATGTTACCGCTCCTCTTTATTTATCGACTGTGTTATCTCTTCAGGCGCTCCGTGGCAACAGCACTGCATTTAACTTTATCAATTGTTCTGCAAATGATGGTGCTGACCCTCAGTTCTCTGTGAATGGTACCGGAGGAGTAAAAAGTACTAATACAAACTCAGGTACCCCTGATGTTATGAACGTCACTTCTTTAAATACAAGTTTCCGAGGGGTATTGTATAAAGGATATATAGCCGCGGGTGGTTATGCGAGTCAACAGTTCATCACTTGTGTAAATGGCACGAGCGGTAACGTGTTCAGAGTCCGTGGTGACGGCTTGGTTTACGGCGGGGCATATAGCACTAGTGGCGCTGATTATGCAGAATATTTTGAATGGGGGGATGGCAATCCTCTAAACGAAGATCGCAGAGGCCACACTGTAGTGATGGAAAATGCTGGTAAGATACGCATATCGGTATCTTCTGATAACCCATATGACGTATTTGGTGTTGTGAGCGCTATGCCAAGTGTTGTTGGAGATGGTGCAGAAAATAATTGGGTACACAAGTACAAAATGGATAAATTTGGCAATAAAGTAAGTAACGTTCTGTATTTCCTATCTAATATTAATAATGAAAATGAACGCGTCCGCTGCGATGCAGATGCTTCTATTGAAGGATATGTGAAAGTTACCGAAGAAGAGTACGTAACAAATCCCGAGTATGATCAAAATATGTCATACATATCACGCGAAAACCGCAAAGAATGGGTTGCCATCGGTCTCGTCGGAAAACTCCGCGTCCTCCCTGACCAGGAAGTTAACCCTTCTTGGCGCTTCATGAGAACCATATCAAGCGATGATGGCGTTGTGAACGAATATCTTCTCACGAGCGGGGTGAACTCGAATGTTATGACGGAACTAACGTCTCTTAAAAGCGAACTTTCAACAATCAAAGCACATCTGGGGATTTAAATGTGTAGTTATTAAAATGAACAATTCCATACCAACGGGCACTGTGAACGCCAAGAAACGACCAGTGTTTAAGGACTCAAAAGGAAGAACATTTGTAAAAGAAGGTTCTAAGAAGGTGTATGTGAAGAAATTGTTCATGCCGACAACTAATGTTGCAAAAAGTCCTATGATCGAAACGGGCAAAATAGATGCCAAGAAACGCAAGGTGTTCAAGGATTCCAAGGGACGTACATATGTAAAGCCAGATGGTAAAAAGGTATATGTGAAGAAACTTTTTACCCCCGAGAGGCCCGTTACTCCTGTGATTTTGAAAAGTCCAGTTGCGGATACCGGTAAGATAAACTCAAAGGAACGCAGGGTTCTAAAAGACACAAAAGGGAGAACATATGTGAAGGAAGGAGACAAAAAGGTATATGTTAGAAAGTTATTCACACCAAAGGTAAATAGGATTGCACCAGTGGTCCATGATGAGTCGAGATCACGAAAGACCAAAGAGCCAAGAAAACTTCTGGTCTTTAGAAAGAAAGTTGCGACGACGCCCGTTGTTGTAGATTGGAGGTCGATGCTTCCAGAGAAGTTCTTATGCGCGTCTCGTGGTCTCAGACAAAAAACAAGTACTTGCTGGTTCAACAGCGCGCTTAACGGACTTGTGCTATCATCAGCATCGTCCAAGTTGCTTCTCGAAGATATGCGGAAGAATCTTAGTAAAGAAGAAATACGAGAATTGTCCGACATGAAGGTATCTGATGTCTGTCCAAAGGAACTCTCCAAGAAATTTGTGTACGCCTATGCTCTCAAGATTCACGATGAGTTTTTACAGAACAAGAACAAAAATGAGTCAAAGAACCTCGTCGACAAGATGTTCACTCCAAAAGCCCTTCCCACTCCCGTAGCACAAGGCAAAAAAGGATATTACGCGATAGATGCCATTCACCAATTGCTGAGACGCGTCTTTCCTAACAAGGGAAGAGCCACGATCGGTATGCTCGAAGAAGCAAAACGTATTTCGAACGACACTGAGTTTCTTGTATACGACACGGTTATCACAAAACTTCACGACATCCCCCCTACGATTGCAGGAAAATTCAGACTATCGCACATATCGTACATTGTGAATCTTGAAAGAACGGGGGAATTACACGCAGTAACTGCATATATTTGCGGAAAGCAAAAAAGCATCTATGACTCGAATAGAATGGGCCGCTTAGATATAAATTGGGAAGTTGCAAGAAACAGGAAACCAATACTCCAGTATTCCGGGGCATCCAAATTGCATAGCATTGCATATGCGTTGTACATCAAGGAATGATTACTGCTTCCAGCGACTTCCACACGTATGGCACTTTGCAAATACGGTCATAGGTTCATCCGCGCTTCGCGTCTGCATTTCGTAATAACTTGTCTTGCGGCTCTTGCATTTAGAGCACGTCAACATACCGTCGGCCATGTCTGCAGGGTCCATGCTCGAGGCATCGGAAAACCTAAGCGCCCTTCGTGCTGCTGCCTCGAAAGCATCCGTCCATTTATCAGAACAAATTTCCCACGGTTTGGCATTGACAAACCACCTGATGGAGCAGTCTCCAGTTTTCATCTTGTCCATCAAATCGGGTCTTAGTTTCAGATTGTACCGCACGCCAAGAATCTTTTGAGTGTAGGCGTTCCTAAATGCCAAGTTGTCCCAGTTGAGTGCCTGATCTTTATTTGTGCAAAAGTCTACCGCGTGGTTCCAAGTTGCCTTCTCAAGAAAGTTGGAAATTTTCATATCTTGAACCAAGAAGTCTATCATGTTTCTTGCCTTCTCCCTGATGTCTTCGGGGGTACTTACCGGTCTGTAAATCTGTTTGGGAGCCATGACTGCTGTTTAAGCAGTCTGCTTTTTTATTAATCTCACTTTTGTCGATATAGATGTATATCGACAAATGTCATAGCACGCATAATTAAAATGATTGCGTAAGTAAATGAATAAAAAGATTCTTCCGCTATCAGGTTCTGAGGAAAACTTCACGGATTTTGTGTATGGAAGTAGCCGTTGGGGCAAGAAGAACAACAATTGCTATGCCTTTGCAATTGATTGGTTTCGCGGGGGAGGAAACAACAAGCTGCAACCAGGGCAGATATCAAAAACATTAAAACCCGATGACGACCTTACTGACCCAAAGACACTCAAGGCTCGCGTGATTGCCGATCTTGCCACGAAGAAGGATGGTGGATACATTTCTTCGCCCTGTGTAAAATGCAAAGAAGGGTATTACAAAATCATGGCTGTAATTGATAAAGGGACCGACTATCATTTTTATAGACAGATGGGAGACATGGTGATAGACACGAATGGAAAAAATACCAACACGCTTGCCAGGAACATGGGCATAAACAAGACCCAGATAGATATTCCCACAAACTCCAACAAGGCGCTCGTGAAGAAAGGGGGTCTCTTTGCCCACAAGCGGGGTCTGGCAGACCTGACCATTCTCGATGCGTCAGGCAAGTTCATCACGGATCCACGATCCGCCAACAGAAACTACGGAGAAACAAACTACAGCACATATGTTGCCACCTACTGCATCAACAAGAATTTTGGCAAAGGGGGTAACTTTTCGTGCACAAACAATAAAAAGAACGCATAATCACGTGGACTTTATCTCTACATCTACATTCTTTGCAACATCATTGTAAAAATCTTTCGTCTCTACGGGAAATTTGTACATCCTGTGGTCACCGGTGGCACACATCTTTATAACTTGAGCACCAGATATAGGTTTCTCTTTCTTCTTTCCTGTGTCAAAAGAAGGCGCCGTCATATCCTTTAATGCTCTTTGTATGTTCTGAGGAGCGTATGGTATGTGGTAGTCATCATCAAATAAATTAGCGCTCTCTTTTAGATACTCATTTCGGTATTTCTTCAAATCCTTTGTGGTGTCCTTTCCAGTGACAGGATCCTTGTGGACAACTACATTCTTGTCAGAATCGTATTTGACAAACTTCTGGTCAGCACATATCCCACGCGTATATCTGAACAAAATAGCAGGTATCTGTTGAGGATCCGCCCCGCGTATTTC